GTTTGACGCCTGCGTTGGTAAACTTACCAATGTTAGATGTCATGTCCTGGAACGAATAGATGGTCTGGTCGGAATATGTATTCAACTCGTCCAGATACTTATTAACCGTTTCCAGGCTTTCTCCGGTACCTGCCATAATCGTCTGAATAGAACCCATTTTGAGTTCATACTCATCGAAGCCGGACTTAATCGGGGCGATAGTCAGCGACTTCGCGATTCTCTTACCGGCATTAACCGCAGAATTCGTTATATTAGCGAGGGCGGTTACTCCCATGACCTGAAGAGCCGAGAATTTCATTGACACGGCGTCGACAGTCTTGCCAAGACCGCTCATATCTACGCCCTTAGTGGCTTTGTTAATATCTTCAAGACCTCTGGTAGCACCATCGAGACGTAGCTTTTGTTTAAATTTTTCAAGCGCGGACATGGTTTCAGCAATATTCTGTTGAAAGTTTCGGTTGTCAAACCGCATTTCCACGACTTGCTGCTCTATAGTTGTACTCATGGTCTAGTAACCTCCTCCCACGCATGTTTTGCTATTTCATCGAAAAGAGGCTGGATAGCAGGATTGATATAATCTCGACCCTCTACCCAACCACCATTACGAGTTCCATGTCCATACTGTAGAATTACAGCAATCGGAACTCCATTTTGAATGTTTGAATTGCAAAAAGAAAGGGTTACAGACGTGTCAGTTCGAGTAATCTTGTAATACCACGAACTTGCCGTAACCCCACTATCTACCGATGTTGCAGATGCAAGAGCCGCCACTCCTCGCTGTCCGTACTTCTCAAGATTATTGAGGAAGCGAGTGGCTTTAAGCTTCTTCAAATAATTAGTTGTCTTGGAAAAGTCGCCCTTACATCTAAAACTTATCATCGTTATACTCCTTTACAGAAGTTCGTTAACTTTCTTCTGAACAGCGATCGGATCATAGCCAGCCTTCTTCAAAGCGCTAGATCTCTTCGGATCATTACCCCACTTGCCCTGAATTACTTCCTGCGCAAGAACTTTAATAGACTTTTTAGGCGGGTTGGTAAGAAGATCGTTAACTTTTTCACAAACCTTCGCATAGTCATACCCGGCTTTAGTGAGAGCTGTCTTACGAAGAGCGCCGTTGCCCCATACTCCACGAATTACCTCACGAGCAATCGTGTCGAGGGACTTCTTAGCTGCTACATTGACGACTTCGGCAGCTTCGTACTTCGGACGAGCGAAACCACGAACGTAACCCCAGCCTACGTTAATTGTTCTACGACCTACTGCATCTTTGTAATTACCCTCGATGCAAACAATTGTATTGCCGTAAACCTGTTCAACAATGCCGATGTGATCGCTGTTACCGTCATTCGGCTGGGTACTGTCATTCCAATTGAAGAGAATGATATCTCCGACCTGGGGTTTTACCTTACCGTCTTCGATCCAGATGCCCTTCTTCTTAAATATAGCAATGTGCTTTTCGCAGCTTACTTCTGTTCCGATAAGATCGGTCATGCCTGCTTCGATAGCGCATGCAGAAATAAACCCATCACACCACGAATCGGTATACTTAAGTTTGTATTTGCGAGCGAGGGGCTTGTGGGAATTATAGATGTCGACAATTTTCTTGTGCTTGCCGTTAGATTCGCTGTAGCCGATCCAAGAACGAGCTACTTTCAGAATATCGTTTACTGTTTTACTCATTTGGACGCATCCTCCTTATTATTTGTTTTAAACTGACTGATTGTTTGCACGACTTTGTCATAGCCAAGCATCGCACACAGCCAGCTCATGAAAGTGTTCATCACAAGATAGATAATATTTTGACTTGAAAAGTCTAAACCATTCAGAGCAATGTAACTCACACCAACCGCAGCTGATATGAGCACCGCGACAAAACCGGCTAACGTATTAGCCTTATACGACACACCTTGCTCTGTAAAAATCTTCTTAAACGCCTCGGTTGTGAGGCTGGTGAGAGTTGATGTTATGAATAAACCCACGAGAAAAACATCGAGATTTATCATCCTACATCCATCCTTTCTTCGGTTTCTATTTCCTCATATTCGCCTTCGGGATGGACTGCTGGAAAGTCTTCATGAGCACGTTCGCCTCTGTGGTTACTAATAGCGTGCTGAATGGAATTCTTAACCATCCAAATTGCTCCGCCGCACGACAGAGGAATTGCCACATTGCTTCCTATAGACGCCCACATAGAAGTATCATAGCAATTCATTCCGGTCTGATTGCTGAGGATTATAGAACTGATTGTAACCGTCGTTGCTATGACAGACTGATACACGCAATCAAATATCCACAGGGAGACCATCGCTACGATGAATAAATCGGAAAAGTAATTAATTGGGGATCGTTTAAGCTTAGCTAGCCATTTGCCTTCTTTTTTCATATAGGTCACCCCCGACTGTTGTGTTTCTTTCTTCGAGCGGCGTTAAGAGCTCGCTGTTGAGCGAACTGTTCTTTTCTGCTCATTTTCTTAGACGGGGCATTCTTCGCAGAGCATACCCGAATAAGCATAATAAGTTTGTTAAGGTGCCATTTATCGCATTCAAAAGGAATATTTGACGCTATCATCCAGTAATATATAACTTCCGCGGTTACGATCTCACCACTGTTTTTCTTTGTGGATTTATCTTCTTTAACAGTCGTAGCGGTCATAGGTGCGGCTATATAATTCGTAACCTGGTTGATATGGTCTTGCGTAATGTGCGACCATACGACAGGGTCCACATCGGGAGTTAGCGTCATACATTTTATATAATCTTTTGTCTCTTCAACAGTTAATTCCTTTGCTGCGAGAAATGATTTACACCATTTTGATTCCCATTTGGAAATAGACGAAAGAGAATGTTCGAGGTCCAGCGTTACAGACTGAGCCTCGATAAACATCTCATTAGCTTCGTCCCATCCTTCGGGAGCGATTGGTATTATAAGTTGGAGCATGTCTCATGCCTCCAATAGTTTTCGATTTTAGTTGTTGGCAGCAGGAATAGCGTTCGGGATTTTGCCCTGTGCAACTTCCGGATGATTCTTTAGGTATTCCTGAGCCTTATCCGCGAGGTCTTTCGGCATGATTCCGTTTACAAACTCCGCACCTTTCTTATCGTCGGTGGCGAGTTCCATAAAGATAATAGAATATGCCGGATGATACTCAAATTCTCTGGAATACGGAACGCCATTCTCGTCCGTCTTAAGGAAGAGTCGACCATCTGCGCTTCTCTTACCATAGGCCTTAAGAACAACACTCTTAAAGAATTTGATGACTTCATGCTGCTTTTTAGCGGCAACGACAGCCTGGAGCTGTTCCACGAGTCCGCCTTCTGTACCCATCTCCATTTCAAAGATCTCAGCCTTCGTGAGGTTGAAATAGAAGTCCTCAGTACGTTCTACACTGTTGTAGTCTTCATAAGTGATGCTTTTCTTTAACATTGTAATTTTCTCCTTTCAAAATCTCACAACGTGAGTTTTCTGACTATGTCAGTAAATTGGATGGAGGTCGCCAGCTTACCTGAATACGACCTCCGTATAAAAAGAGTGGGGCCTAATTAATAAACATTATTGCTCTAACGGGTCCCCCATGTCGAGATTCACTTCGGCGAAGAGTGCAATAATTTCATCCGGGGTCGGAAGAGTCGGTTCGGAATCCTCGGAACCATAAAGCTTTGCTTCGAGAGCTGCAAGCGCTGAATCGCTGACCTTTGTAGAGTCGATTGTCATGGAAGCAGTGGGCTTGTAGCCTGTAACAGCAACCGGAGTTGTTGTGAGCTCCCAGCTGAATGTGATTGCTTCCGGACTGTCATTCACTGTAGCGTAAGCTTTCTCTGACGGAGCCGCGAGAGCATTCCATACGATGTGAATCTTATAACCGTGATCGTTCTGATCAACATCATTACCGATAAGGGTACGGCATGTGAAGCCGAATGCCTTACGCTTCTGCTGACCGATGTAAACACCCGGCGCAACTTCCGCAGTACCATCACACTCGCCGAAGGATTCCGGATACATATATGCTTCGATAGATGCGCCGAATTCCTCAGCAGAGATGAGGTTGCAGTATTTGATATTGTCTGCATAAATCGGATTGGATTCTGCACCAGACGGAGATTCGTTGTAAGCGGTAAGACCGTTCCATGCCTCGCCATCCTCGTATGTGCCATCGGCAGCCATTCTGTAGAATACGCCGCGGTCCACACCAGTTTCGTACAGCTTTTCGCCAGTTTTATCCCATATAACTCTAGGCATAGTTTAATTCCTCCTTAAATATTAGATATAGATTGTGAACACCCAATGATACAACCCGTCGGCAGTGTAGAATCTGTTAAACTTACACATTGGTAATTTAATCAGCTTTTCTACGAACTCACTTTCGATGTTTGGATCAATGAGTATTAGTTCATACGCGGTATCGTGTTTGTAGACACCGTTGTTTGCATGCGTGCTTTCGATGTTCGAGAGTGAATACCGAATACACGGATACTTCATTTTTGATGAAGAAGGGGGTTGAAAATACGCATATCTGCTTCCGAGAATCCCGCAAAGGGTCTCATGCAATTCAAGCCTGCTCGCCATCGTATTTACCCCCTAACGTCAATATCAGT